ACATTATTATCGTTTACATAAACACTAACCGAGGAACTAACTCCTTGGTCTAAAAAATAAAATAGTGGAATCCAAAGTAGAATAGCAAGAAATCGTTGTAGAATAATCATCGTTAAAATGCATAGGACGTGAATCTCCATTCACCCGTTAAGAATAACACAAAACCACAAGAACGGGGAAAGCGTGTGCCAGTTCGTCAATTGGCACAAAAAGAGCCCCGAAGGGCTCCAGTCAACTCAACAACAGGAAACAGTTGGGCGCTTATCCCCAACTCATTAAGAATAACACAAAACCACCAAAACGGGGAAAGCGTGTGCCAGTTTGATTACTGGCTAATTTCTTCAAGATGTGGCTGAACAAAAGAAGCCCGAATACCCATAACGCCACCTAATTCCCTTTGAGCCTCGCTATTATCTGGCTTGAACTCATAATACACAGCATTCTCAATGAGAACCTGCTCGGGTCTATACTGATACTCATCAAGGATCTGTTGATTCTTCATTTTAGATTTATACATTCTCTTTTCTTCCCGTTCATACTGCTCTATCGCAGAATCAACATCGTATTTTACTCTGTTGTTTAACAATTCGGGGGTTTTAATAATGTATTCATTTAACTCTTTCGGAGATAACTTATGATTCCTTTGAATAGAGTCAATAAGAACCCAAACTTTCTCTTCAGATAAACCGGTGCAACGGGAAATACCGAAAACAATCGTTGTTAATGCCATAGATATAACTGCCCATCTAATCGTTAGGTTTTTCACCTATCAATAAGAACCGGGTTCTTGAAACACAGAAACAAATACAGTGCCCTTTTTGTAGAGAGGATACAGTTTGTCTCTTAAGTCAATGTTATAAAGTCTTACACAGCCCAAAGTTTGCACTAGGCGTTGTTTTGGATTCCAGCAGGATGGCCATCCAAGAATACTACCGCCACCGTGAATCATAAGACCAGCTCTACCATATCTTGCTTCTTGGCCTTCTAGTTCTACCATATCAAATGACATCCACCCATATGCCATAAGAGTGCGGTCATAAGCGGGATTTGCACCATAAGTGCCATAATCATCATATACAGCACCGAGGCGATAAAGGCCGGGGATAGTATCACTTGCATAAGAAGAGAACACATAATCGCTGCCTTGACCTCTTGCAAGAGCAGGAATCTCCCAAAGAAGATTTCCATAGAAGTCATAAGCCTTCGCAGTTTCTACAATATCATTAACAATAATGTGAGTATCGCCAGGTTTAAATCCGAATTGTTTTGGACTTTTGCCCGGACCTACTGGTTTAGTCATAATTGCAGCCTATTGAACTGTAATTATTTATTTAATACGGATTGGCAGTAAAAACAACAAATAAAACAAAAAGAAAAACCACAAATCCAACACCAGCAAAACTATTAAATTTAATTATTGGCACAAAAACAAATGCAAGAAAAAGGTAAACGCCGAATAAACCACCAGCAAGAGCCAGAGTAATAGCTAATGCGATAAGAACTTTAGAGAGAAAAGGTTCCCATAAAAATTCAAGAATATCCCAAATCGCCTCAAAAACAAGGACTATTGAGGTTCCACAAAAGTTGAGGAATTTTTTACGAAGTCTAAGAAGGCCTTTACTTTTATCTCTCGGTGGATTCTTATACTCACTAAAACTTCTAAAATTTTCAATAGCAGTTGGATCAGCAGAATCTAGCCACTCTAAAAATTGTTCAGAGTCATAAGAATTAATTTTTTGCCAATCTTCTTCAAACTCTTCAAAGTAGTCTGGATTATTTTTCAGGAATGCAGTTGTGATTGGTCTGGTGTATTTCATTGGTGGTTTCATAATAATACGGGCAAAGGGCTCCTCAAAAGAGAAACCCTTAACATACCTAAATCAACCGTTTAAATCAGTTGAGAACTTCAAGACGAACATCGGCAAGACCACTGGAGGTTACTCCGAGATGACTTGCAATGCCTTGTCCAAGGTCTACAATACGGCCACCAATATAAGGCCCACGATCATTTACTCTGGCAACGGCACTACGACCATTGTTAAGATTAGTGATGCGAACTCTCGTGCCAAATGGCAGACTACGGTGAGCAACAGTAAAGGTTCCAGGTCGGTAAGTTTCACCATTAGCGGTGCGATTACCATAAAATCCTGGACCATACCAACTTGCAACACCGGTGTATGCATAGGCAAGATTATGTTGAACCGAATGATTCTCCTCCATCATCCATTTATTCGTATTGATAGAAGTTTCGGGAGAAACATCTACAGCGGAATAAGAACTAGAAGAAATTGCTCGTGCCTGAACTGGTGCTAGCAGAACTGCACTGGCAAAAAGGATTGAGATAGTTTTGTTAATTTGCATTTAGTTGAATAGAACTCGGCATCCAGGTTTGAGTACCGTCGCAACGCCCCCGTTCTAAAAGGCAGCACTCCCTGGCTCTAGTAACACTTATTTCATAATGAAACAGTATTTAGGCCGGAAACCCGGCCGTGTGGAAACAATAGCAGGTTTTTACTGATTTGTCAAGCAGCAGTGGCCAGTTGTGGTTCTGACCACTCCTCCACGATTGCTCTTGAGTATTCTGGAAGATTTTTATCTGTAAGGTGCTTACAGCGTTCAGAAACCCACTTCTTGTTGGCTTCTTCAATTTGTTGTTCTTTGTTCATAATTAATTAATTGTGGCCGCCGCCGCTACAACAATACCACAAAAAATACTCCAAAACAAAAAAAATCCTAGTGGACTAAGGTATGTGGTAGTAACTACAAAACATAAACCGATTGCAAAAATTAAAGCAGTGACCCCTGTTGCGACTTTAATAAATTCCATCATCTTAGTTTAAAGGCTCACCTAACATACAGCATTTATTGACCAATAGACCGTTTAGTGGACACTTAACAAACCGTCCCCTAAATAAAAGTAAAAATGTGGCTGTATAATAATCAAGTTCTAGAAACTGTTCCAGAAGGTATGGAAGGCTTTGTATATCTTATTGAGAACTTGACAAACAATAGGAAATACATCGGTAAGAAGCACTTCTGGGAAAGACGAAAGGACCGTAAGACTGGCAGAAGAAAGACAAAAGAAAGTTCCTGGCAATCTTATATGGGCAGTTGCGATGAACTGATTGCAGATTATAAAGAACTAGGGAGTATAAACTTTAAGAAAACTATTCTTTATCTTTGCCCACACAAAAAGTCAATGTCTTATTTTGAAACCTTAGAGCAGTTCAAAAGAGATGTTATTATGCGCGAAGATTATTATAATACTAATGTTGAAGGCAAGTTTTTTACATCAGAGAAAGACAATATTTATAGTAAGGTCATACTTTCAGAGATTGTTCAACATAATAAATTACACGATTAAGATAACGGTTGGCAACATCTTTTTGTTCCTGTGAAATTTGTTCGTAATATAGTTGCTGCTTCAGTTGATTTAATTTTGCTCTGAGAGCATAAACATCTGCTGTAGTAACCATTGGCGATATGAGGTTTTCAATATTTATTACCACTCCTCAAACATAAACCCATTTGGTGTTGAATAGTGGATATTCTTAATACCGTGATGTTTAAGAAACAGCGTACATAGGGGACAGGGACGAGAATTTCGGAGTTTATTGCCACCGTGACCTCCAACTCTTGCAACAACAATCGTGTCCCCTTCTTCTTTTGCTCTCAAAATGCAGTTAAGTTCGGAATGTAAGAACTGCTTTTTTGAGTACACATCATTATCGTGAATACGACTAGCAAGAATAGCATACTTGTCTTGAATGGGATGAGTCTTTCTATCATAATTACAGGCGGCGGAAATAATTTTACGCTTTCTAAGAAGAATACTTCCAACTCGTTTTTTAGAAGGAGACGCCATTGCAACAGAAATTGCACTATTAAAAATCTCAGGTTTCAAGTGCGACGGGACTGCAATAATATCACTCAAAAGATACATCAGTTAGACATTAAAAAATCACTCTAGCACAGAGTTGTGACTAGAGTGATTTGAGTGTGACAGTTTTTAAAGTGTCAGTCTTCTAGATAGATGCTCGCAAACTCGGTTAGGGTTTCGGTGGTCATAGACTCTAGGATAGATACGGCGTGCTGCTCAGTCTCGGCATAACCTTCATCAATAAGGTCTTCAATCATATATTGAGTTAGGAGGTCGTAGTCTACAGAGGCTTTAAGTTGTTGCTTTGCTGCCTCATATTCACCGGAAGTTTTAGCCAAGCGAGCACGGGTGGCTGCACTGCCAAATTGTCTAGGTTTCGGAGCGGGCTTCGCGGTTACATTGGAAGCAACAGCGGCTCTGGGTTTAGGGGGAAGAGGAGGTTTTTGTGTTAAAACTGGAAGTGTTGCTTTAGGTTTAGCAAATACATTACCATTTGCAGCGGCAGCAGCGGTTCTAGTCTGCTGGGTTTGTGCTCTACCGGGGGTTCTTGTGGTTGGCTGAGTGAGAGGGGCCTTGTAGCCGCTCTTAGCGCCCTGATATGCACCTTTAGCTGCATTTGCTAGGCGTCTACCACCACGGCCAACTCTTGCTAGAGCGGCTTGGGCTTTTCCAGCTACTTCACTACCAGTTTTCTTTAGTTGAGCCTTTTTATCGCGGATTTGCTTGTTAGCAGTTTCCATTGCACCTTTAACGCTTCTTTTGGCACCACTAAGAGCGCCACGAATGGCGGCGGATCTAGATGCACGGCGGGCTCTTGCAGCAGAATCTGAAGCAGAAGAAAGAGAACGTTTCGCAAGTTGAGAAGCAGATTCTAAATCTTTCGTTGCTTTTGTTCCAGAGGCAGTTGCAGAAGTTTTAAAACGTGCAGCATCTTGGGCACTATAATTTCCTCTCAAACCTCTTTGTGAAGACCTTCTTTGTGAAACTGACATTGCTTCACTAATGAGTTCTAGAGACTCAGAAAGAATATCTTCATCGGAGAAAGTGACTTCAAGTGTATCTACAGCCTCATCAAGAGTATCACCATAATCCATAAATTCCCAGATTAGGGATTCCATTACTTCTTCAATTTCTTCTTGTTGAAGATAGTCTACGAAGCGAAGATTATCGTAAAAACTGGCTTCAGTAAAACGGGTATTATACAGTTCACCGTAAGCCTCAGTTAGATGATATCTAGACATATTGTGTTTTAGGTTATATTCTCCTATTATTTAGGAAACTTGACCCATCAACTTTTGTTCAAAGTCTTCCCAATATTTGTCTGTTGCCTCGGTATTATCTTCGGGGCTTCCGAGATAACCAAACCAGAATTCACCTGATTCGTGAAAGTTCTCCCAAAAGGCGGTTTTAATTTGATCTAAAGTGAAAGTTTCTTCCATTGTTTTTAAAGTTTAAAGTTTGCAAAAGCGGTAGGACTGACATCTTGTTTGATTCCACCAACAACATAACTTGAGATATTCTCTTCTTGCGGGGGAACTTGTTCATTTCTACTATTTAACCATTTCTCGGTCCAGGGCAATGGATTATTCTTGGATGAAATATCATACAGTGGTTTAAAACCAATAGCCTTCATTCTACGATTGGCAATCCATTCAATGTAATTACAAAGTAGTTTTTCACTAAGACCAATCATTGAGCCATCTTTAAAAAGATAATGTGCCCAATTTTTTTCTTCATTAACTGTGTTTTCAAACATATGATAACACAGTGCTTCTTCTTCTTTGGCAATTTGAACCATATCTGGATCATCACCTTGCTTCCACTTCGTAAGAATGTTCTGAGTTAGAAAAAGGTGAAGTCTTTCGTCAAGGGCAATTTTAGAAATAATTTTGGCAGAACCTTCCATCAGTTCACGTTCACCAAAGGCAAAACTGCAGGCAAAGGAGATATAAAAACGAATACCTTCTAAGATATTAACATTCATTACCGCCCGATAGAGTTTCCGCTTTAGTTCATAAAGTTCTTTCTGTCCTAATGGAACCCCCTCATTATTAAATTTCCATAGTTCAGATGAACCATACTGTTGCGCAGAATTAATAAAATCATCATAAGATGCAGTAACATTAGAAGCCCGTTCCAGAATCTTTTCATCATCAATAATATGGTCAAACACTTCAGATGGGTTACTCGTATAAACATTCTTAATAATGTAGGTATAAGAATAACTATGAACCATCT